TGTTTTGTGAGCCGCTGTACTGCCATACTGATCATATATTTCACCGTTAGCTGTGTAGTTACCATGGAAACCTGGCCCATACCAACTAGCTACCATGATGAATGAGGTGGTTATAGCGTTGAGCATCAGATGTCTGACCGCTCAAGCTTTCTCATCACCTCTTGTCGGTAAGCAGAATCCTCTTCATACTTAGGATCATTCATTGCACGTACAACTTCTGCTTGACTCTTGAATGAATCCCCTTGTCTAGAAGGCGCTTTACCTGTAAGCATCTCACCTTCTACACCATTAGAATCAGCGAATCGATAGGAGAGTGCTTTGATAGCAAAGAAGCAAGATGTTGGATCTCCTTTGTCCATCACAGCGTCATACATTGCTACCTCTTCTTCTGATAGGTTTTGCTTTGCCCAACCCATCATGTTTGTATATTCTTGATCACCACCTACTACTTGTTTTAGTTGACCTACGGTTTGTTCATCAAGTTGTGGTGTTTGATTTGCATTCCTATACTCCAAATGCATCTGAGCTATATCACTAGGATCCATGTTGCTTAACTCTTGTAGAGTCTCATCAGAATATTCAGTATTAGCTTCATCCCATAATTTATCTAGGAAGTTACCATCTACTTCTGATTGTTCTTCATACTCTACATCATTTGATTCCTCAGTTTCACCTAGTTTCTTTTCCAGTTCACCATAAGCTTTCTCTAACTCCTCAGCTGTTTTATATTTACCAGCCAGGAGTTGTTCTTGCTCTTCAGCCATCTGTTCACCAACAGCTAGGGAATCTTGTTCCTCAGCTGTTAGTTCTCCAGTGACTTCCTCTGAACCATCGTAAGTGATTGTCTCTGTCATGTTTTAACTACTACATAGTGGGTGTATTTCTTTGGCTTAGCGAAGTACTTTCTGTCTTCTGGACTAAGCGGATTACTAACCGGGATTACCGGCTTGCTGTTGTTTGGCTTGTGCATTCATCATTGCCTCTTGTTGTTTCTGTTCAACAGCAGCCATAGAGCTAGCTTGTTTAGTCATCTCCATCTCTTGCTGTTGTTGCATCTGTTGCTGTTGCTGTCCTTGGATCTCTTGCATACTCTTCACTAGGTTGAGTACATCGATACCTGAAGCTGCAGCTAGACGTTTTACAACTTCTTCTGGATTAATGAATTGCTGTATAGCTTCTGGTCCCATTGTTTGAGCAATGGTTTGTAGGAACATACCTAGACTTTCTCTATCCTGTCCACGTCCTAAAGCATTGATACCAGCTACAATAGTTGGATGTACATACTCTTTAGGTATGTTAGGTATAGAACCATTCTTCTGCATTACCAAAAGTTTTCTATCTAGATAAGGTACTAAGAACTCAACAGTAAGTAGAGAGAATAACCCTCCTAGCTGTTGCTCTAGTTCCATCTGTGTCATCCGTACTTCCTCAGCGGTAGTACGTTCTGACTGCCTTACACTTAGCACTAGGAATGCTTCAGATAATCTCTTCTCTAAAGTACCTAACATATTAAATGCAGTAGAGAAGTCAGCAGTCTTACCAACACTGATGGCTGCAATATCATCAGGTCTTCCCTGTACAATTGCACCATTCTTTGCGTTAGCTAATGTCTGTGGCTTAGTAGTTGATGAAGGGTTGACAGTAAATACAACTTTAGCTGCTACTGCTGATCCTTCTACTAATGCTTGAGACAATGCCTCAGCTGATTTTAAATCCCCTAAGAATTCTTCTACTCTACCTCTACCATATTGTTCACCATCTACAGAATTAAATCTTAGTGGTAACCATGGTGTCGCATTCTTTGGTGCTTTACTTATGGACTTAGGGATTACTTTATCGTAAACTTCCTGGTGCCATTTAACCTGAGTACCTTCATAGGTTACATGGGTATAAACTTCACAGTCATCATTTACTTCAGTGTCTTCACTGACATAATCCATCTTCTGTTCTACTACCTCTTTAGGTAGTAGCTTCTTACTGATCCTTTCTTTGGTGACAATCTCTATTACGTTACCGTTACCATCTCTATCTACAACAAAACGACTCAAAGGATATAGCTTGAGACCTGACTTACCCATAAAGATAAGTGCATTACCTCCTACTACAAGATGCTTCAAAGCTTGATGTACTACTACTCTGTCATCAGAGGCAGCAATTGAATCAAGTATAACCCTTTCAACCTTAGCGAAAGCTAGGTCTAATTCAGATTTAACTTCAGGTCCATACTGACCTAACTTTGAATCATCTACTTGTAGCTTAAAGAAGCTAGTCTGTGGTGGTAGTAAAGCAAGCATTAGTTTACTTGCTAAAGTTACTACACACTTACTACCAATAGCCTGCCAAGGAGTGGTTAATGTCCTAGCTCCAGATGCATTATCATCTTGATGGATTAGATAAGGTATGGTTAGCTTTGAAGCTTGTTCTGCTGTGTTTAGATATTGTGAACGGTCGCTAGATAGGATGTCATATCTTTTCTTAGCGGTCATTATCCTGCGATGTTAAGTGTACTAGCAGCGCCTGATGATACGCCACCTAAACTGTTTCTATAACTAGAGTTTCTACTAAGGCTCTGTATTCCCCTACGTCTACCTGTCAGATCATCACCAGTTTCAATCTTTAGTTGTCCTGGCTTACCGACAGCACCAGGGTTACCTGATCTTTGGATTGTTGGTACTTGAGCTGCTTGGAATTCAGATTTCCATTTATCCATATCACTTTGAATCTGAGCAGTTTCAGCTTCCCTTTGAGCATTAGCCTCACTTTGTGTATCCATCATCCATTGATTCATAGCGCGATGAGGCATGAACATACCTGATCTACCTATATTCATACCGATCTCTTCAGTAGTCATGCCACTAGCTTTTGCTTCATTGTATACACCTAACCCGAAGTTTCCTCCTGAACCTTGGAATTTACCTAGTGGATTTTGAGGTGAATGCATGCCAGCAACACCCCTCATAGGTCCACCGTTATTAAAGAATTGGCCGGGAGCATTATTAACACCGACTCCAGATTGAGCTAATTGCTGTACTGCTACTTTAAGTTGTTGATCTGTGAAACCTTGACTCTTTCCCCAATCCCAAGCTTTCTTTCCTACTGTACCTTTACCGCTTAAGTGGTCTGATAGAAAGTTTCTACCTTGAAATAATCCCATTACTCATTCTCCATACGATTGATTAACCAATCAACTACTGATTGTTGTCCTGAAATGTACATGATCTTTTCAATATTATCTGTAGGACCAATGGTAATGGGTGGAAATACCTCCTTGAGTTCATCAAGTAGATACTGATTAAACTGTGGTCCTACTACAGCTTCAAACATATTGTGGGAGGTTTTCATTTCTATGCTCAAAGAAGGCTGGCATCCTGGCTGACTTAGTGAAGGAAAGTTCAGGTGCTTTGCCTTCATACATAAGCCGATCACTTGCATCCAGCCAGAATTTTTTATCCAAATATTTAGTGGTAGTATTTCTACCTAGTGGCTGCATGATCCAGCTGATCGTAGCCTTCCTAAGTTTATCTAAAGAAGCACTAGGTGTATAACCTAGTTCTTTACAGACGAGGCTATGCGCGGCGCAATGTACTTGTTCATCCCTTGAGATGTCTTGACTTGTCGTGCGTAAACCAGCGTCACCATTCGCTCTGAAAAACGGGAGAAGTACGAAAAAGATTGCACGTTCAATGACCAAGGCTTTAAGCACAGTGTGATCTGGATGCGCCTCCCACGCTTTGCGTAAGGTGAGCACCTCTCTTTCTGCTTCAGGATCAACTCCGATAGCATCCGCGACGAAATTGAGAGCGATATCATGTCTGACTTCATCTTGCACATTGGAATGTAATAGTGTCCGGCTGTTCTCCGGTATCTCACGTTCACAAGCTTGCTCAATGAAGTCACCAACGGCAAGCTCCATGTGACGTACTGCGAGAGCACGTCTGATGGTTTCTTCTGAGCCTTCCCTAAGTGTTCCGGCTGTTGTTTGTACTGGTGTCCAGGTACGCTTCCTGGCGAGTAATTTTTCATAAGGGTTTTTCATTCTTGACAATCACATGAAGGTTCTTTTTCTTTTAGTAAGTCCTCCAAGTAAGTATCAACATCTTCCTGATCAAGAGCAGCATAAACATCTGTCTTGTCTTGAGTATCGCCTCTTACCTGAAGGGAATAGTATAAGGAGGTTTGAGGCGAAGCCAACCACTCTTCAATGAAATTATCATCATAGGTCACCATATCA